CTAAGAAATAATGGCAAATTGTAAAAATTGTAATTCTAAGCTAAAAGCATATGCTAGAATTGATGGAACAAACACACTTGTTTCAGGAAGTCTTGTTTTAAGATTAACAAAACCTAAAGTTGGAAACTGGAAAGAAGTACAACCTATAGAATATTTTAATAAAACTTCTCAACATTATCTTGATATAGTACAAGCTACATATCCAGATGCTAAATTAGCTAACACTGTTGCTATTAAGTTAGAACAATTTCTTTCTGATAGAGGAGTTTATACTAATGATACAGTTTTAAATTACACTTCATGTTCAGATGATGTTAATGCTTCTGAGTTTGCTAACATATTTAATATAGGTCAAACTCCTCCAGCATTAAATGAATTCCTTGGACCATTTATGGGTGGTGGTTTAGCAGGTTATCCTCATACAGGTGCTTTAGGATTACAAGCTTGGCAAAGTCATGCTACAACAGATACTCCTATTGATGGGCCTTTATTATTAATTAATATGCCTCACATAGGTGTTACACAACAAGCTGATCTTGTTGCTAGTAATAATAATGTGGGTAGAATGTTAAGAAGAGGAAAAACTTCTGCTACAGCAGATAATACATGTGGAGCTGTTGTTACAGCTGCTCAATGGGTAATGACTAATTTAGCAGGTGGTTCTGCTCCAGTAAGAGGTGCAGGTGTATTTGCTAATAATGATCAATATTTTACTCTTGCTACAATACTTTATGCTGATAGAGCTACATTGTGTTCTGCTCCTTACAATTTTGTTTTAGATGCTACTAAATACAGTGCTGGTGTTAAATTAGCTACAGAATATATTAGAGCAAAAAGTTTTACTGATTTAAAAAATACTTTGATCCCTGTTCTTGCAGGACAAAAAAATTTATATTTCCTAACTGCTACATTTATTAATACTGACGATGGGTGGGCTCCTTGTATTGATTTTAAAGAATTATGGCTTTGGGATTCAGGAGCTTGGACAAATCTTACAACACAATTTAATACATATTTATAATGGCATCAGAAGCTTTATGTTATTCTGTATATTGTTTTACTAACAAAATCAACAATAAAAAATACGTTGGTATTACTTGTGATGTAAAAAGAAGATATAATCAACATAAAAACACTACTAGTAGAGCTGTTGTATTTTGTTTAGCTATTAAAAAGTATGGATTTGAAAATTTTGAGTTTTTAGTTTTAGAAGAAAATTTAACTTTAACAGATGCAAAGTTACTTGAAAGACAATTTATAAAAGATTTAAGTTCTATGGTACCAAATGGGTATAATAGAACAGAAGGAGGAGATTCATCTGTAAAACATACAAAAGAAACTATAGAAAAAATAGTTGAAAAAACTAGAATTTGGAGATTAACTAATGATCATCCAATGAAAGGAAAAAAACATTCTGAAGAAAGTAAAAAGTTGATGAAAGAATCTGCTTTAAAAAGAACAGATATACCTTTTGGAGAATTACATTGGAACTTTGGAATGAAACATAAAAAATCTACTAAAGAAAAAATGAGTACTAAACAAACTTTAGGTAATAATGCTCGTGCTAAAAAAATTATAGACTTGAATACAAACATTATTTATTCTTGTATAAATGAAGCAAAATTAGTTTATAATATAAGTCACTCATTTGTAAGTATGCTTTGTTCAGGTAAAAGAAAAAGTAATAAGTATAAATTTAAATATTTAAAAGACTATGAGCAAGAAAGGAGTCTCTCTCTCAATAGGTAGAGGAGAAAAATCAAAAGCAGGAGGCCTTACTGCTAAAGGAGTAGCTAAATATAATAAAGCTACAGGAGGAAATATGAAAACTGCTGTAACCACTAAACCTTCTAAACTTAAACCTGGAAGTAAAGCTGCAGGAAGACGTAAGTCATTTTGTAGTAGAATGTCAGGGATGAAGAAGAAACTTACTAGTGCTAAAACAGCAAAAGACCCTAACTCAAGAATTAATAAATCTTTAAGAAAATGGAACTGTTAAAAATCCTTGCAATTAAACTAAATAACTTCTTTGGTTATTTACCAAATAATAATACTAACAATATATTAATGTAATCATGGCAACAATAAAAAAAGCTCAACCAGGAGTTAAAATTAAAAAAGTAGTTAAGAAAGTTATCAAAAAAGATGATGGTAATGGTGCTAACGACTATAAAAATATGAAAGATCCTTCAGGTAAAAAAGGAACTATGGGTGGTGAAGGAACTAATAGAGGTCCTAATTATAATATGTTAAAAGCTGGAGGTAATATAAAGAAAGCACAATATGGTATTTCTACAATATTGTCAAAAAACCCTAATTTTAGTGGATTAAAAGGTAACACTCCTAAAGATAGCACTGATTATAAAAAAGGATGGAATGATGCTAGAACAAAAAAACATACATGGTTTCCAAATAAAAATAAATTAGCAGGTTTTAAAGAAGGTAGAGCAGGTATGAAAACTGGAGGTACAATTAAGAAAGCTAAAACTGGTACTTCTTTAGGAATGAAATCTGTTAAAGCTGGATTTGATAATAATCCTGGTGTAACTAGAGCTGATATTATTACAGCTGCTACAAAAAAAGCTAAATCAGGAGCTTCAATGAAAAAATGTAAATATGGCTGCAAGTAAATCAATGACAGCTGGCAAAGCTAAAAAGAGTGGAGCACCAAGAATGGCTCCTAAAGTGGGAATTCCTAAAAAGGATAAACCATTTTCAAAAAATAAGTCAATGGATGATAAAGCTATAAGAAAATCTCCAATGCAACCAATGAAACAAAAAAGACTTAGTAAATAACTTTCTTTCTTTCTTTTTTTTATTTTTCTGTTAGAAAAAAAAAGCCTTACATTTTTTGTAAGGCTTTTTTGATTTAATAAAATAAATTAAGATAGTTTTTATAATCTCCCCAATAGTAATTATCATCTTTTACATCTGTTGTAGAATAGATACTAAAATGAGAAGTAAAATGTCCTCCATGATTAACATGCACTGCAGGATTATTAGAATTCCATTTTTGTCTAATAATATTTGGAATCTGTGGTTCTATTAATCCACTGTTTGTAACAAGAGCATTTTCTAATATTGATTCACAATGTTTAATTGCCTCATCAAATCTCATTGTCATCTGATGAAATGGTTCATGTTTAACAGGAACATTTTGCCAACCATTTTTACACAATCCCATATAATTCATATTAGTAATTACAGTGCCTAGATTTATATCAGGGTAGTCAAAATATCCTTCAGGATATAATACATCATGTTCTAAAAAAGATACATAATCATAATGACCTGTTTGTTTTGCTACATATAATAATTGCATTATTTGCAATAATTGATTTAAATGTGATGTAGTTTTAGTCCAAGCTAAATATTCAACAAAAGGATTTTCAGGTTCATGATTCCACATACATGTTAATATATCTGCTTTACCTTCAGCTGCTTTTTGAATACTTTTTAATGATGCTCTAATAGCAGGAAAAGTTTGTGGATTAGTATTATTTGAATAAAATATACCAAGTTTATTATTAGTTGATATAGGATAGACAAATAACTCTCCTTCAAGTAAAGTGTGTATTTCACCATTTACATCAATAATCAATTTTTTTAAAAACCCTACATTAGGATCTCCTATTATATAATTATCAGCACGTATAATTAATTGATTGTTTTTTACTAAAGATTGAACTTTTGCTGTACAATCAACTCCTCCATATGTTGCTTTATTAATTACCATATATGAGCTACATCAAATGTTGAAATCATTAACACTTCTCTATCTAAAGATAAAGGAATTTTAACAATTTTACTAGCTGCAGAAGGATCAATCATTATTTCATCACCTTCTTTAATATCTTCAATAAGATTTCCTACAGCATATACTTTTAATCTACCCCATTTTTTCATTTTTTCTGCCTCAATAGCATCTGCAGATTCTTTGTCTAAATGTAATGAACTTTTTGGTTCTTCTGGAATCTCTAAATAGATTCTGTTTCCTCTTAATAATTTAAATTCTTTTGCCATTATATAGTAAATTCAGTTAGTTTATAAAATCTTGCTCCATCTTCTACAGATAAATGAATTTCAGATTGAACAGTCTCTCTTAAATTCTTATATCCTTTCATTTTATTAGTTTTAAGATCAATATCTGGTTGTTGTGTCACTCTTTCATTGAAATCATCAAGAATTACAATAACACCACCATTTTCATCTGTTAAAGATCTAATCACTTTTTCTAAATTAAAGGAAGCTTTAAATTCCTTTTCAGCTATTACAGCTGTGTAAATAAATTGGTTTTTCATTTTTTAATTATTTATTAATATTAATTTCATCTAAAATTTGTTTGTACATATTTAATGGCATATTACCAGTTTGTCTATGTACTTCCTTTCCATCTTTTAGAAACACCACAGTAGGAACACTTCTGATTCCATACTTTGCTGGAGTTTCATGATCTTTATCTATATCAATGTTAGTTATTCCTTCTACATCTTTTAATGTTTGGGCTAACACTCTACAAGGACCACACCATGTGGCACTAAACTTCAATACTTCTATTTTATTTTCCATATATATAATCTAATATTTTTCCTACTAATCCACTTCTGTGATTAGCTTGTAATTTAATCCATTCTATTCCATCGATTTGTTTAGAAAGCTCTATAGCAAAATCTAATCCTGTATAAGACTCACTTGTATCTCTTTGAGAACTATCACCATTAATAACTATTTTACCTGTTGTACCAAGTCTAGTTAGAATTGCTTCCATTTCTCCTTTAGTTAAGTTTTGAGCTTCTTCTACAATTAAAATATCATCTATAGTCTTTCCTCTGATAAATTGTATAGGAAGAGCTTGTATTTTTCCATTCTTTACAAACTCATCTATTTTAAGTCTATCTGTACATTTATAAAGATTTTCTACTAAAGCTTCCATGTAAGGATTGAATTTCTCTTTAAGATCTCCAGGAAGAAATCCTAATGATTTACCCACTTCAATAGCACTTCTAGCTACTAGCACTTTATCACATTGTTTAGTATTTAAGAAATCTAATGCTGTGATGGCTCCAACTAAACTTTTTCCAGAACCAGCTCTACCTGTTACAATAACAATCTGATTGTCTATTATAAGTTGTTTAGCTTGTTTCTGTTCTTCATTGAGAATAACATTGTATTTAATCTCACTCTTCCTTGCTCTGTTAGAATCTTTCATATTTTTTTAATAAATGATTACGTCTTTCATTTACCTCCTCATATCTATACATGTCATTTTCAACATTAGAATGCTCCTCTAGGGTCAAAAGTATAATATTTTCTTCATCTAAACAAGCTTCAGGGTATTTTTCTTTTGGAAGAATATGATGGAAGTATGTGCTCATAGGCTCTTTACCTAAATATGTATCACTTATTTCTGACCTATGTGGTTTTTTCTTCCATATAGATAAGAAGAACTCTCTCATTTCCAAGAACTTACTAGGAGATTTGTCCAGTTTTTGTGGTAATAAACTGGACTTTCTACTAGAAAAACCCTTACCAGATGATAAGGGCTTTTTAGGTTTATGTTGAAAACAATATTCTCCATCAGAATTTTTTCCACATGTTTTACATTTCATTATTTATCTGTAAAATTTTTATTAATAAAAGTTTGATAGGGATTAAAATCTTCATTGTATGGTGCAGTATTACACCTAGGCGCAACATCTAATGGTGTAGGTGTGCAATCACAACTTCCTTTCCA